GGGATTACAGAACAAGAGACGATTCCTGCCCGAACTCCTTTCGTCACTGCTATTGACGAAACTGCGTTTTTATTCTATACTAATCAGAATTATACTGCATTAAGAAACGAGAACGATGAGTTCGTATTCTCGGACATTAAGGTGTATGAAGGTGAAGAGCGTACAAAAACTTTCTTCGCAGATGATACCGTCGACACTGTTTTTGTTATTCCTGATGAGGACATCGATACATCAACCATGATCGTTAGTGTATTCGAAAACTCGAACGCTGATGTGTATGTACGTTATAAAAACATTTTGGATGTCGCCGCAATCACTAATGATTCACGTGTGTACATGTTACGCGAGTCACCTAACGGTGATTATGAGATGTACTTCGGTGACGGAGAACTATTGGGAAATAGACCTCAGACAGGTAATGTGATTGAGGTCAGTTACATTTCTACTTCAAAAACGGACGCTAACGGCGCGGCAGTATTCAGAACCAACCTGTTCGGTGGGCAAGACGTAACAATCTCAACAGTAATGCCTTCTGCTGGAGGGTCAGAAAAAGAATCTATCGATCAAATTAAGATCAACGCACCACGTGCGTTTGCGGCGCAGCAACGATTGGTTACTGCGGACGACTACACTGCCATGATCGAAAGTAACTATGGTCAGTATGTTAGAGATGTGATCTCTTGGGGTGGCAACGATAACGTACCGCCTAAGTTTGGGTCGGTCTTCGTTGCGCTTAATTTCCAACCTGGATATTCGGATTCAGTAAAAGAAGAAGTTAAGACTTTGATCCGTGAGAACCTCACAGACTTCCGATCCATTATGTCTATCGAGACTGAATTCGTAGATCCAGAGATCGTCTACCTTAAGTTGATGACATCCTTCAATATAGATTCTACACTTTCAACGACAAATTCTGAATCGTACCGACAACAAATTAAAGAACTAATCTCTAACTACTTCTTGAATGAGATGGATGAGTTTGGATCTATCTTTCGTCGATCAAACCTATTGAGTCTTATTGACGATTCAAGCCCAGCGATACTGAACTCTAAGATGACCGTCAGTGCACTACGTCAGATAAACATACGACCGTTCTTCGATGAAGTTGATGCATACCATCAAACGAAGGGTACGACACCACCAGACTTCATTGAACAAGACATTACAGTCAACTTCCCGTTCTTGCTCGCGACACCTGATAATGACGATCATGTTATTGTAACATCTCCTTTCAGATATTACAACCAAAACGCAGTAATTAAAAACAAACTGGGTTCGCTTACCCTACAAGTTATGGACACGAGTGGCAATGTATTGGTGTCTAATGTAGGTGACTATCAACCTGCAGATGGTACAGTCAACTTCAGATCATGGCGCATGGAGAGAGAAACAAACGACATTATCAAAGTAAATGCGACTCCTGCGAATCAGAGTACGATTATGCCTCTGAGAAACTACTTGTTTGAACTGGACGATGATTCCATCGTAAATGTCAATGTAGAGCGAGACGGAACTAAGGTCCTATTGTAATGCAACGAGCGAATGTCAAACTACATAATAGTCAGGTATCAGAATTACTGCCTGACTTTTTTGATTCTGAGTATCCTTTACTAGTCAAGTTTCTAGAGAGGTACTACGCGTATACGAAAGAAGACGATTCTATTTCGTATGAAGCAAAGATCAAAGAGTTGTTTGACCTTCGTGACATCACTACAACAGAACTAGACGCATTAGACTATTTACTAAGAGAGATCGGCAATGGTGTCGATCATACAATATTCCCAGAAGAGATTCGCGAAGAACGTGCGAGACTCTCTGCAAGACTTCTGGCAAATTTCTATCGTACTAAGGGTACACAGAATTCTGCTGAACAATTTTTCAAGATGTTCTTTAATGAAGATGTTGAAGTCTTTTATCCGAAAGAGAACATCTTCTACTTAAACGACAAACCAGGAAATTCGTTGATCGGACCTGAGTCTGTCAAGTTTATCACAGACAACCGCAGATATCAAATCTTTTCAATTCTTTTGAAAACAGGTTTGTCTTCTGCCGACTACGACTCTCTCTATAAGAAGTTCGTACACCCTGCAGGATTCTATCTTGCTGCGGATGTTGCGACAAAGGGTGTCGGGAAGTTTGATACTGTAGGTGAAGGTACAGATCCATTAGAGACTCCGTACCTGTTCCTTGAGACAGAGGCACATGCCTCAACTACACCGCAGTATGACTTGATGACGATGCGAGAGACTGATCCAGCGGACGAGCCTTTCATTCTAAGTTCAGAAGTAACGCTGCGGTTGTTTGAGGGTATGACGCTGCAAAGAATGAATGACTTGTATGGCACCCTTGCTGCAGCACAAGCGCCAGGATCCTGCTTGGTAGGACAAGACGATATATACCTATCAGATGTGTTTGATTGTAAAGATGCTGACTTTGCAGAAACTACAATCGATGTAAGTCTTATTGACAGATCGAGAGTTGGAAGAGTTCAGCCAGATCCAGTGCCGGACCCTGTAGACCCTGTAGACAAACAAGACCAAGAACTAGGGTTCAATGTATTCTTCGGCACCACAAGAATTGAAACAATCAAACTAGGCGAAGAAAACATAACGTTTATAGAATATAGTAACGATCAAATAATCGTAGGAAACTAACATGAGTATTATAGATCAAAACTCAGGTGAGGCAATCAACGTATGGGTTGGTACACAGTCTGAGTATGATGCGATAACATCGAAAGATGAAAACACATTGTATTTCATCAAAGATCTCGATGGTGGCATTATTGTAGATCCACCAGGACCAGAACCCGAACCTGAACCACAACCAGAGCCAGAACCAGAACCTGAGCCAGAACCGGAACCAGAACCTCAACCAGAACCAGAACCAGAACCTCAACCAGAACCGGAACCAGTAGACGACAATTTTATTATCGTCAAGAGAAAAGGGTCAATGACAACAACAATTCCATGGACGACGGTTTCTGTTGTAGACATTTATAAAGAGTCTGATATTCAGGCAGGTGACGAAGGCACTCTATACGATCACGCAATATACAAACCTTCGTACTCTTTGATCTCTCCTAAGTGGACAACACTCTCAGGTCTAGGAATCAATCGCGATCATGATTGGGACCAAGACTACGCAGAGCCTACTTCTTCAGGAGAAGATTCTTTCGGTCACGATGTAACCATAAGCGGCAATAGACTATACATCACTGCGCCGGATGAGCATCTAGACGGAAAGGTCGGTGCGATATACATATATGCGCTTTCTGATCTATCTTCTCCACCTATTCGGGTAACATCTGAATACACGCACCCACCTCATGTGCCAGAACCAGAACCAGAACCAGAACCAGATTTGCCTGATGGCGTTGATCATTGGAGTGAAGATGAACCGAGATATGAGTGGTCAGAGTATGATGATCCGGATGACGGTACAACAGAGATCAGCGTGATCATCGTTTGGAACAATCAATCTAAGTATCAAATTTTCTACCCTTCATTTGACGATATTCCTACAAGTGTTACAGGCAGTGATGGAAGAACTTATACTCGTGGCGCATTACAAAACACTTATGGAAATGACTCCAAATACTATGGCGTAATAAGAGAGGCGCAATAAAATGGCATACTTATACGACTACAACGCTAAGTTCGGCGATAAAGTTATACATGCGGCCGATAAGTTGCTGGTAACATATAATGTCGGATATACGAATAATTCGTCCAATCTTGTGTCGGAAATGAATAACTTATCGATAGATGTATATGAAGATGCTCCGGTAGGTGGGTCTTTGAATAAAATCACGAGGATCTATCCTAGAGGAGGTACTACTAATTCAGGCGTAACTTATTATGTTGGATCAACTGCGCCTTCGAATATGGTGGTCTATGATGACCGATACTTAATAGTAGATTACGCTCAGTTTAGAACGTATTCGAATGGACTACTGAATGGTGGAATATTCGTTTATGATTTGAACGAACTTGCACAATATCAGTATACTATTGACGGTAAGGAGTATACTTATCCTAAAGTAGCAATCTATAACCCAGATGGCGGCGCATCTGCATCTAGCGCTTGGACCCTTGGTGGACTAAAATTGATTTCCGAAAACGGAGTTGAAAAGTTAGCTACTAAACGGGACACAAGAGATGGAAGTCAAAGCGAACTTCATATTGTAGACATTCAAGAAATGTTGTCTCTGCCGACTTCGGCGTATGGTGACGGTAATGTATTCTCATACAGAGATCTCAACAATACGATAATTATCCCTCTTCCTTCGGGCGGGTTTGGTTTATCTGATGGTTTGTATCACACATCATCTACAGAGACCGATAGAGTTACTATGCAAAGCGTTGATCAAAAGATTGTCTTTGAATACAACACTTCAACCAACTCTTGGGAAACATCACCATCGACTACTGTAGAACTAATCTCTGAAGGGTACACCGATGGCAGCGACAATGTTGATTTGATTGTATCAGACGATGTAACTATTAGAGAAGGTATCAGTGGTAGTGTCACTATTTTCAACGAACACAAAAGAGCTTTTAGATTATGGGGTGATGCTGGGCAATATCCTAGTGCCAACAATTCTACAACTAAGCACATGGACCCTGAATTCGACATTTCATCTGCGGTAACTCCAGTGAGTGTTGTTGGTCAAAACCCTATCCCAGATATATCTTTAGTGAGTGGACCGACTAATAATTTAGGTAAATTTGCTGGAGTTTATTGGAATTTTTATCCAGACGGAACTTGGAGAGTTTGGACCTTTGCGTCAACAACAGAAAGGGTAGACTATTATGGTAATTGGTTATCTGGGCCTATGCCTTACGGCGTCACATATTCAATCGCTTGCCATGCAAGTGAAATAAATGGATCTCCATTTAGCCTTACTCAGACAAATGGAGATGGTAGATTTATATTAGAAGGTGACAACGAGAACGCATTAGTTCCTGGAGTGACGCTCGCTGGGAGCGGCGTGAGACCTTCTTATATGTCTGGATGGAACCACGTTTCTCAGTCAGAAGTCGCTGCAGGTCATTTGAAGTTCACAGAAACAGACCCTGCTTTGAATCAGGACTATTCGGGATATGCGATTATCACTTTCAGTGTCAATGGAGAAGCGCCTTCAATGCTTCCTTCAGAAAATTCATTCAGGTTCGATTACACATTAGCCGATAGCGTATAAATAGAACAATAAAACTTTAACGGGTAGATTATTCATGTCTCAGCAAAAACTAAATCTCGGCGTAGGTGCTAACGATGGCACTGGAGACACTTTACGAAGTGCTGGTGAGAAAATCAATGAGAACTTCACAGAGGTTTATGAGCTAATTGAAGAGATTGCTATTGGTGATTCCGGCGGTATCGATTCTGATTTTCTATTGCAGCTACTAGACTCAGATTTTATTAAGAGTATCTTAGATGGTTCTGGCGGTGGTGGTACTGTAGACTCTGCGTATGTGAATAGTTTAATAGATGGTGTTGTTGGTGGAATCGATTCAGACTTTATTCGCAACCTTGGATTCCTAGATTCAGACGCGATCAACAATTTGAGTATTCTTGACTCAGACGACATTCGTGCATTAGGATTCTTAGACTCTGACGCATTAAATAATCTAACCCTTTTCGACTCAGACGACATTCGTGCATTAGGATTCTTAGACTCTGACGCATTAAATAATCTAAGCATCCTTGATTCGGATGATATTCGTGCATTAGGTTTCCTAGATTCAGACGCGATCCGAGGTTTAGATTTAATCGACTCTGCGTCTATACGTGCTCTTGGATTTATTGATTCTGATTTCATACAATCTCTAAATCTACTTGATTCTGCATCACTGACTTACATAGATTCTGACATTAATGCCTTGGCACAGGCCATCTCTGTTATTCAAACTGCTGGGTATGTAGATTCAGATACTTTCTCAATATGGTCGCAATCTATTACAAGTCTTTCTGCTGAACTAAACATACTAGATTCAGACCTGAATGAAAAATTGTCTGCGGCTGCTACGGCACGTGAATCATTGTCTTCTCGTATTGATTTAGATAGTGACCGTTTGAGTGTAGTTTCTTCATCTATAACAACACTCAATGCTGCACTAGAGACGTTTGATAGCGACTTACTTCAGTCTATCTTAGACAACGGTGCGATCATCGCAGCTAACTCAACGGCGATACAATCACTTACTGCTCGAGTTACTTTAACTGAGAGCGACCTAACAGTTTTATCTCAGTCTGTTATCGACCTTGAAGCGAACTTAAGTGCCCTAGATTCTGATATGGACTCAGGTCTTGATGCTGCATCAAGAGCGCGGAACGAACTTACTGCTCGTATCGATCTCACCGATAGCGGTCTGTCAGTGCTTTCTCAGTCAATTACAGACCTAAGCGCAGATCTAAGCGCTCTAGATTCTGATATGGATTCCGGTTTCGATGCTTCATCAAGAGCGCGGAACGAACTTACTGCTCGTATTGATTTGACAGACAGTGGTTTATCTGTTCTTTCTCAGTCTATAACGGACCTGAGTGCAGACCTAAGTGCTTTAGACTCTGAAATGGATTCGGCACTTACGGCAAGCGCAAGAGCACGTGATGAACTTACTGCTCGTATTGATTTGACAGACAGTGGTTTATCGGTCGTTTCTCAATCTATCACAGACCTAAGCGCAGACCTAAGCAACTTAGACTCTGATATGGGTGTAGGGTTTGCAGCGGCCGCTAATGCTCGTGATGAGCTAACAGCACGTATCGACCTTACTGATAGTGGCGTTTCAGTTCTATCACAAAGTATCACGGCTCTTAACGCGAACTTAGATGGATTGGACAGTAATCTACTAAACGATATCTTAGATAACGGCGCAGTTATTTCTGCAAACTCAAATGCAATCAACTCCCTTACTGCGCGTATCGACGCAGATAGCGATTCATTATCCATCCTGTCTCAGTCTGTAACGGATCTAGGCGTTGACTTACAAATTCTTGATTCGGATTTGCAGTCGCAACTGGATGCTGCCGCGAATGCTCGTGACGAACTTTCTTCTAGGATTGATCTGACAGATAGCGACATCACAATACAATCGCAACGCATCACAGAACTAGATGCTTCGCTGTCAAGCATTGATTCAGATCTAGGTGTTCGTATCGATGCCGAGGCAGATGCACGTCAAGAACTAATCACCCGCATCAACCAAGACAGCGACTCACTTTCAATACTGTCGTCTGATGTTACACAACTAGACGCTTCATTGACACAGATAGATTCCGATTTGGGTGCTCGTATTGACGCAGAAGGTCTTGCGCGACAAGAACTATCTACGCGTATTGATCAAGACAGCGCATCACTTTCTATTGTATCACAAGATGTTACGAATCTGGGCGCAACATTAAACCAGATAGATTCAGATCTAGGTGTTCGTATTGACGCGGAAGCGACTGCAAGGCAGGCACTCGAAACTCGCGTAACTCAGGACAGTGCATCTCTTGTTATCGTGTCACAAGATGTTACGAATCTGGGCGCATCACTAAATCAGATTGATTCCGATCTAGGTGTCCGTATCGATGCAGAAGCGACTGCGAGACAGGCGCTAGAAACTCGTGTTACTCAAGACAGTGCCGCGCTCTCTATCGTGTCACAAGACGTGACTAATTTAGGCGCCACTCTAAATCAGATCGACTCAGATCTGGGTGCTCGTATTGATGCAGAGGGAACTGCTCGCCAAGAGTTATCATCTCGTATTGATCAAGACAGTGATTCACTCACTATTGTGTCACAAGACGTGACTAATTTAGGCGCCACTCTAAATCAGATCGACTCGGACTTAGGCGCTCGCATTGATGCTGAAGCGACTGCCCGAAGCGAACTGGTGTCTCGTATTGATCAAGACAGTGAAACACTTTCGGTATTATCAGCAGACGTTACCGAACTGCGGGTTGATCTAAACTCAATCAATGACAGCGATCTTCGCGCAGACATTGCCGCGAATGGTCTTGCCATGGACAGTATGGCAACATTGATTATTCAGACAGACAGTGATCTACAAGTAATCTCCTCGCGCATACAAGAACTAGATGCCGCGTTACAAGAAGGTATTGATTCCGACTTAGTTCGTGCTATTCTTTCGAACACAACCAACGAACTTTATGCGCTTGTAGGTCAAAACTCAGATGAACTGTTTGCGCTTGCAGGTGATGTCACAACGCTGACTCAGTCGCTCGAAAGCAAAGCAGATTCAGGAGCTGTAATTTCTGCAATTAGTACTGTAGAAGATGCATTGCGGTCTGAGATCCGAAGTGACTCAGATATAACATCAATCGTTGATTCTAAGATCACTACATTTGATCAGTCACTAGATCGCGTAGATAGTGACGGTCTTGTCGCAGCGACCAACGCGGTGAAAGATGAACTGCGCGGAGAGATGTTAGACTCTGCTGGTTCACTTTCGATCACTAACGATCGATTGACTGGATTTAGGACTGAGATCGGTTTAGGTGAAGGAAGTGACATCACGACTCTACTGAACGATGTCGAAGACGGTATCCGATCAGACATTAAATCAGACTCAGACATACTTTCGATCACTAACTCACGATTAACAACTTTCAAAACTGAACTTGGGTTTGGCGATGATAGTGTTGGCAAGTTATTAAACGATGTAGAAGATGGCATTCGTGCTGACATTAAATCTGACTCCGACATACTAGGGATTACAAACTCACGATTAACAACTTTCAAAACTGAACTTGGGTTTGGCGATGATAGTGTTGGTAAACTACTGAACGATGTAGAAGACGGTATCCGATCAGACATTAGATCTGACTCTGACATACTAGGGATTACAAACGAACGTCTAACATCATTCCGAACAGAAATCGGTATCGGCACTGACAGTGTTGGTAAACTACTAAACGATGTTGAAGACGGTATCCGATCAGACATTAAATCAGACTCAGACATACTTTCGATCACCAATGAACGTCTAACATCATTCCGTGCGGAGATTGGTATTGGTACAGATAGTGTTGGCAAGTTGATTGTCGATGCCGAGGACAGACTAACACAAGATATAGAAGGTGTTGATTCTAACTTGAGTATTACTCAAGGTAAAGTTACTGCGCTTGAAGTAGACCTCGCTGAAGGTGGTGGAACCTTTAGTGCTATCGATGCACTAGATCAAGCAATCACAGACGATTCTACTGGTCTAAATGCGTTACAGTCTAAGATCACCGAACTAACAGCAGGTGTTGATAGTGACAGAGGGTACAATGCTGTCGCAAGATCAGGACTATCGCAAAACATTTCAGATACAGAATCAGATCTGTCTATTGTGCAAGGACATGTTGTTTCTCTAACTGCAAGATTAGATAGCGGTGGTACGACCTTTAATGCTATCGATGCACTAGATCAAGCAATCACAGATGACTCGACTGGGCTAAGTGCATTACAGTCTAAGATTACCGAACTAAATGTAAATCTAGAGAGTGGAACTACCTTCACTGCTATCGATGCACTAGATCAAGCAATCACAGATGACTCTACTGGTCTAAGTGCATTACAATCTAAGATTACCGAACTAAATGTAAATCTAGAGAGTGGAACTACCTTCACTGCTATCGATGCACTAGATCAAGCAATCACAGATGACTCTACTGGTCTAAGTGCATTACAATCTAAGATTACCGAACTAAATGTAAATCTAGAGAGTGGAACTACCTTCACTGCTATTGACGGGTTACAATCTCAGATCACTGACGATTCGACTGGTCTAAGTGCATTACAATCTAAGATCACTCAACTTCAAGGAAATTTAGATAGCGACATAGGCGCAGCGACCTCTGCTCGTTCTTTACTGAAACAAAGTATCAAGAAAGATAGCGATATACTTGTTATTGTAAATTCTGCAATTGATAGTTTCGAGACAACGCTTCTATTTGATCCTGCAGGAACTGCTGAGGGACTTGTAAATACTGCGAGGTCAGAATTACTTCAAAAGATTGTTGATTCTGATGAAATCAAAACGATTCTTAATTCAGCAATCGATAGTTTTGAAACTCAACTTATTGGTCCGGACGGTGAAGTAGGTCAAATTGTTACTTCACAGGCAGGATTAACGACCCGCATTGTCGCTACAGAGAATGGGCTTGAGGCAGTCGAACAGAAATACTTCGTCGCACTAGACGACGGAAACACATTCACCGGATTCGAAGTAATCAACGGGGACAGTGTATCATCGTTCACGATTAAAGCGAATGATTTCAAGGTTGTTAATGGCACTAACTCATCTATCAGTCCTTTCTCCGTGAATACAACAACAAACAAAGTTGAGTTGAGTAACGCTCAAGTCACGGGCAGTTTGGATATCGGCATCGAAAATGCTCCAGGAATGAGAATTACAAATACAGCCATCACTATTCACGACGGAACAAGAACAAGAGTTATACTAGGACAGTTGTCATAACCTTGAAACGACCACTATATATAAGTTATACCTTTTTAATGGGAAAATATAATGCCAGCAACAGTAAGACAAACACTTAACCAAACTTTAGCGAGACAGTTTCTCGCAGATGTTATTGGTACAGAAAAAGAATTTTATATCGGTATTGGTAAGTCAGATGTTTTCCCAACCGCAGTAGTTGATGGAGAAACTATCGTTGACTATCCTTATTTACCAGCAGACGGTAACCTAGAAGAAAGTGAGTTTCGTCACAATCTACAGTCTATCAAGAAAGTAGAAGGTGCGATCATCGTCGCGAAACGAAACAACTGGGTGTCAGACGCGATATATCATGAGTGGTCGGATGTTAAGAATGCTGAAGAAGATACCGCATTCTATGTTTTAAATGACGCAAAAGAGGTCTATGTCTGTCTAGAGACGGGTCGTGATGGTGATGGTAACATAGTTACTTCTACTGTCAAGCCTAGTTATTGCGAACTCAATGTAGACTACACGCGACCGTTCCGAACATCGGACGGTTATGTATGGAAGTTCCTATACAAGTTGACTCCGCAACAAATCTTCCAATACCTTTCTAGCAACCATGTACCAGTCAGTCTGACAGGTCCAGTATCTAACTGTGACAACTCTGCGATTGAAGACTTGCAGATGAATGTAATCAATGCTGCAGTCAAGGGTGAGATTATTCGTTGCGAAGTGACTAGTAAAGGGTCTGGTTATACGACGACACCTACTGTCACAGTAGTTGGTGACGGAAATGGAGCAACAGCGGTTGCGACTATGGTCGGTGGCGAGATCGTAAAGATTACGATGACAAACTACGGTTCGGGTTATACTCGTGCATCGTTTGTCCTAGACGGAACACCTACTACTGAATGCGAAACTCGCGCAGTGATTACTCGACACATGGGTAATGATCCAGTAGATGATTTAAAAACAAGTTCGGTTATGTTGAATATCAAACCAGACGGTACAGAAGGCAATACATTTATCGTAGATAATGAGTTCCGTCAGATCGGAGTTCTTCAAGACCCAACTAAACCAGACGGTACACCATACACAGAAGTTTCTGGAAAAGTACTTCCTGTGTTGCACTTAGATGCAAACTCACCTTTCTCTTCTGGAAGTTTGGTCAGGGGACTTACTAACGGTGCCGAGGCATATGTCAATGAGTCAGTCAATAATTTTGTTTACTATCACCAGAACGAGAGTACAGGGTTTGTACCGTTTGGAGTAGGCGAGATTGTTGAGCAAGTCGGCACATCGCTACAACAGACCGTCACAGGACTGACTGATCAGCCAGAGATAGATAGACATAGCGGAGATGTTCTATACATTGAAAACCGCTACCGAATCATAAGAGACGCAGAACAACAAGAAGACATTAAAGTCGTTATTACAATATAGGATACACGATGACTGATTATACCAATAAAGTTTTTCGCGAAACATACCGAGACTTCTATGATAAGGAAGATGGGTATCATCGTGTATTGTACAATTCAGGTCGCGCACTACAAGCGCGAGAACTAACAGAATCTCAACGCATTATTCACGAAGAGATCGCACGATTTGGTCAGAATATCTTCAAAGAAGGTGCGATGGTCAATCCAGGCGGTGCGACGGTTGATAATGGTCTAGAGTATATACGACTAACTTCAACAAGCGTTTACGACGAATCTCTTGTTGGCGAACTGCTAACAAACGGAGCGGTCGAGTTTAAAGTCTTAGAGATGTACAATTCTACTGGTAGTGACCCTATCACGTTATACGTCCAATACACAAATACAATTGCAGTGATAGACGCAACTATTGCTCCTCGTGTTGAGCAGGGTGATACGATTGTTCGTGTTGACGGTGCGACAGTTCCTTCAATGGTTGTTGCTGACGACATCACATCTATCGATTCAAATGGCGATCCAATAGTAATCAGAGGTTCTGGCAAAGGAACAAAGGCATACTTTGCTTCTGGTGATTTCTTTGTACAAGGGCACTTCGTTTATCTAAGTGGCGGAAGTGCATTCATAGATAAGTACAGCAGCACTCCAGACGCAGACTTCGGTTTCGTCGTAGAACAGAATATCGTTACAGAAAGCGAAGACGAAGACCTACACGACAATCAAGGCGAGGTTCCTAACCTAACCTCTCCAGGCGCACACCGATATCAGATCAAACTAATTCCTACAACACGAGATCAAGTATCGACAGAACAGAACTTTGTCTTCGCTGCTCGTATTGTTGATGGTGTTATTACTCGTGAAATTAGTACATTTGACGCATACAACCGAGTCAATGACCTACTTGCATTACGTACAAAAGAAGAGTCTGGTGATTATGTTGTAGAAGAATTCAGAGCAATCTTTGAAGACCTAGACGACGATGAAACAAGTCTGAATCTAGATGTGACAGAGGGTGTCGCGTATGTAGACGGATATCGTTTAGAGGTCGGTACTACAGACATCACTGTACCGAAGGCGCGTGATACACGTACACAAGAACTAGAAGCAGTGCCAGCGGTATATGGTAACTGGGTATACATTGACCCAGATCGTACTGAAGGGTTTGGTCAACTAGACACATTTGGCAGAGTAGATTTACTTGGTGTTTATCAAGATGTTGGTCAATCCGTAGGTTCCGCTCATATTAGAGGCATTCAACGCGATGCTGTTGGATATCGTCTATATCTCTTTGATATTAAAATGGACTATATTCCTTCGGGCGGAAATGCACGTTTTCCTTTCTCTGCAGTTACTACGCTGAGAGATGAGTTTAACAATGATATTCCATTAAGGCCATTATCGTTTGATACAGATCCCGACCAAACACCTCTAACATTTGATACCACATTGTATGGTACATCTAATAACGATTTATTGTTTGCGTTACCGTACAAGTCGCCAGAGCAGTCTAGTATTCAAAATGTTACTTACACCGCCCAAAAGTTTAAGGCGGAGCAACCTGTTGGCAATTCAATAACAGTTGGGGGCGTTGAAGAGGGAAGTTGGGTCATTTCAGAAATAAATGGACCTATTCTTGCAATCACGCCTACACCAAACAACGACGGCACATTTACATATTCAGATCCAATTTTAGATGATACTAAAACATATACAATCGCTTACTATGATGAAGTAACATCTGCACCTAAGACAAAGACGGCAACTTCAGGGACAACTTCAGTATTTTTGTCCGGACCTGATGCAGCAACTTCTGTGAATTTAAGTGCTGTCGATGTCATATCGATCGATTCTGTAAAGATTAAACCGCCTGCGGCCACGGAGTGGGAAGACATCACATTCCAGTTTAAACTTGATGGTGGTCAACGTGACAACTATTATGGTATTGCGTATGCTATTGTAAAAGAAGGGTACACATTACCAACCGGCGGTGAAGAATTACAAGTCAACTTTACTTACTACGCCCGCACAAATAGTGGCAAGTTCTTCGCGGCAAGTTCGTATTCCGGAGTAGATTATAACGAAATCCCAGGACATACAACACTCAGCACTGGAGAGACAATCTCTCTACGTGATGTGTTAGACTTCAGGCCAGATCGAGTTACTAGCGGAACACAAATACCTTTCGACATCTCAGAGTTACCACAGAACGCCTCTTCGATTATAATTGATGAGGTAGACTACTACTTACCACGTACAGATGTTCTTGTAGTGAACGCGACAGACAGTCGTGGGGGTATAGGGTTAGGCGAGCTACAAGTCGTTCGCGGACAACCTGCTATTGATCCTCGCGAACCAGAAGTACCTGCGGGCGCATTGCCTCTATACAAGTTCACATTGAACGCATATACATTTGACCGTTCAGATGTCGTAAGCACGTTCATCCCTAATCGTCGGTTCACGATGAAAGACATCTCTAAGTTATCCGATCGTGTAGAGACTCTATATGAATTGACTGCGTTAAGTTTCCTTGAGACTAACACAAATGTCTTGCAAGTTTTAGATGCGAACGGCAACCCTCGTACTAAGGCAGGGTTCATCGCAGACAACTTCAGCACACTGAATTTCTGTGACGTACACAACCCAGCGTATCGCGCTTCGGTTGATCCAGAAGGTCTACTGCGCCCATCGTTCGTTGAAAACTCGATACGATTAGCGTACAGCCCTTCGAACCTAAACAACAATATTTCTAAGAAGAGCGACATCGTTACTCTTCCGCATACAAGCACAAAGTTTGTATCTCAGGTTCTGGCGACAGGCACAGACAATATCAACCCGTTTGCGGTAATCACATCGAACGGACATATGACGTTGTCTCCGTCTTCAGACGAATGGGTAGAAGTGAAGCGACTACCAGACATTATGCAGAATGTTGTACGTCGTATCAACACATACCTACCTACTTTCTTCTCTCGACCTAATGCAAGAATTCGTTCTAGAGTTACATCAAAGACGATTCAAGAATTTATTGGCGAACGCATCTTGGATGTAGAAATTATTCCGTTCATGCGCTCGCGCAAGATTAGTTTCCGAGTTCAGGGACTACGACCTAACACCCGTATGTTCGCTTATTTCGGAAACAAGAATGTATCTGATTGGGTACGTCCAGAGTCTACATACACGAACTTCTCGGATGATCCAACAGAGTACGGCAATGAGTATGCGAACGCAACTTCGTACCCATCTGCACTAGGTGGTAAAGGTGATCTGATTACAGATAATAAGGGTGAACTGATCGGTTCGTTCTTCTTGCCGAACACTCCAGATATTAGTTTCCGTACAGGTCGTCAAGAATTCAAACTGCTTGACATCAACTTGAATAACGATGATGGCGCTACTTCTATTAGCCGTGCCGGATACACTTCGGTCGGTACGATTCAAACAGTACAACGCACAATACGCACAACAGAAGTTATTGAAACAACTTACTGGCGAGATCCTCTTGCTCAGACATTCTTCGTTGATCAAGTAGAGAATCCAAATGGAATCTTTATCACTAAAGCGCGTGTCTATGTAGAGAGTAAAGACTCTATCATTCCTATGCAGGTTCAAATCCGTGCTGTAGAGAATGGTGTTCCTACAAATCGCTTAGTTCCAGGATCAGTTAAGTTCGTAGATCCGGCTAACATTCCAGTGACGCCACTTACTGAAGAGACTGATATTTCTTCAGTCAGAATTCGACCAACAGTTGTTGAATTTGATCAACCAATTTACTTGACTCCAGGCGAAGAATATGCTATAGTGTTGCTTGCAGAATCAGTAGACTATAATGTATACACTGCTCAGACATATGAGTTCGTTCTAGGTCCATCTCGTGAAGAGCGGGTGTCACGTCAACCAACACTGGGGTCATTGTTTATGTCTCAGAACGGTTCGACTTGGACGCCAGATCAAACTAAGGATTTGATGTTTGAACTAGAACGTGCAGAGTTTGAATTTGATGGTGTACTACACCTAGAGAACGCAGAACTTCCAAAGGTCACATTGATCCAGAGTCCGTTCGAGACTACTGCAGGATCAGATATAGTTAAGGTACAACACCAAGGTCATGGATTCACTTCGGGTGATACAGTTACATTCGCGGACGTATCAAGTGACGTGGGTGGACTTACAGATAGTGACCTAAACGGATCATTTGCAGTTAATTTCCCTTCATGGGACGGATATACAATTCAAGTGGCGACGAACGCGACAGGTTCTGCGCAGGGTGGTGGTAATAACGTAACTGCAACTCAACAAGTGATGTTTGATCAGTACATCCCACAAGTTCAGTCATTCACACCTAACTCGACATCAATTCAATCGACTGTAACTAAGACAGTCGGTGCGTCATACGGCACAGACCGTAAGATAACCGCTCTTAACTATAGTGAGAAAGATCCTGCTTCAAATGTATCATTGAATGACCTAAATGTCAACACTCATCCGAATGTAGTTGCGACATCACAAAACTCTCCTACTGCGAAGACACTAGAGTTTGCATTGAATCTTTCGACCGGCGACTCTAAAGTTTCGCCTGTGATTGATCTACAGCGAGTCTCAGTTATTGCCCTAGAGAATGTGATCGATAACTCAAACGCAACTCAACACATCACAACACCTGTGATTATTGATGAGTTGTCAGAAGGACTGAAGATTATTTTCGCTGCGAACCGCGCGAGAGGTGCAGACTTTAAGGTGTATGCGCGTACTTCTTTAGATGAGAACGAGTTCGCAGATGCATGGTGGACATTGATC